TGCCGGCGCCACGGCGGCGGAAGTGTCCTTCGAAGGCCGCATGTATCGAGCCCAGACCGCGGATGAGATCCGCAACCGCATCACCTATTTCCAGGCGCTATACCCCACCGCCTCAGACGCGCCTCCTAATCCCGTTCCGAAAACCAGGACGTTCTATCTCTTCGGCGGTAAAGGCATCGGCTGGTAATGCCCGGCTACTTCAAAACTCTCGCGGCAGCCCTCACCGGCCGCCTGACCGCCGGTAGCAGCTACATCTATCCTGCCGGCACGTCGGGCTACAACAGCGCCGCCATGGGCCGCCGCACGGTCACCATCGGCAGCTCCACGCGCGGTGTCAGTTCACTCGCGCTCTCGGACGGCCCGCTGCTCACCGCTCGCGCACGCAAGGCGACCATGGACAATCCCCTGGCCGCCAACGGGGTCACCTCGTTCATCGCCGAAGTGGTCGGCACTGGTCTCCGTCCGCATTCGAGGCACTCCGACGCTGTCATCCGGCGCGCACTCGAAGCGGAGTTCGCTCTGTGGGTCCCGCAGGCCTCCGCCACCCGTCGCATCGGTCCGGACGGAACTCCCGACAGCCTGCAGGATTTCTACCTGCTGCAATCGCTGGTTTGCCGCAACGTGGTCGAGGCCGGCGAGGCCTTCGCCCGCTTCCGCCCGCGCATCGCATCGGATCTGTCGCCTACCGGACTGCGCGTGCCCCTGCAGATCGAGCTGATCGAGCCGGAACAGTTGCCCTTCTGGAAGATGTCCGGGCAAATGTCATCGCCCACCAACCTGGTCCGCGCCGGCATCGAGTTCGATCAGGTTCATCAGCGCGTGGCGTATCACTTCTACCGCGACCATCCGGGCGACTCCACCATCTGGCCGAATGCTTTCGAGGTGGTGCGCGTCCCCTCGCCGAGCGTGCTGCACATCATGGAATTCATCCGCGGCAACCAGATCCGCGGCATCACTTCACTTGCACCCATCCTGATCCAGCTCGCGGACCTGGATGATTACGACGATGCCGAGCGATTGCGTCAGAAGCTCGGCGCCTACATGTTCGGCTGGAAAAAGTCTCTCACTCCGGACGATCCGCAGCTCAATCAGTTGACCACGGTCGCGAACGACCAGGCCCCCGCGGGCGTGGCCTATGTGGAAGCGCAGCCGGGCACCATGACCATGCTGGATACCAACGCCGGCGAAGAGTTCGGCTTCTACAATCACCCTGGGGTCCAGAACACCTACGAGGTGTTCATGCGGGTCCAGAGAGAGACGATCGCCACGGCGCTGCGCGTCTCCTACGACATGTTGACCGGCGACATGAACCAGGTCAACTATTCGAGCGCGCGCATCCGCCTGATCGGTCTGAGGCGCATCTGGAAACAATACCAGCACGCCGTCCTCAAGCATCAGTTCTGCCGGCCGGTATGGCGCGCCTGGCTGGACGCGGCAGCCCTGGCAGGCGTCATCGATGCCAAGGATTATCGCAAGCGGCCGCAAGAGTATCTGAATGTCGAATGGCTGGCTCAGCCGTGGGAATATGTCGACCCGGTCAAAGACATTACCTCGGTCCGCATGGAAATCGAATCCTGCCTGGACTCCCGCGAAGCAAAGATCGCCGAGAGAGGCGGCGTACCCGAGGAGGTCGACGAGGCCATCAAGCGGGATCACGACCGCGAGAAGCTGCTGGGCATTGTTCCCGTGTATGGGAATTCGAGGGTAACCGAGACGGTTCCGCCCGGACAGAACGAGGACCTGGCTGGAACTGAACCGGCCCCGCCCGACTCCGGGGCTCCGCAGGCGCCACCTTCCAGGAAGGGCAAATGAGCGGGCGAGCCGGAGAGGGGGCGAGCGGGCGAAAAAGCAACAGTGTCGCGCGGCAGAATCGCCCGCTCGCCCCATCGCCCCCTCGCCCGCTCAGCCCCAAGGACCCCAAATGATCGCACTACCCAGACTCGCCGGCCGCATCTTCGGCGTTCCTCTCGCCATCGAGCGCGGCAAGCTCGATGTGATTGTGGCCGCGGTCGCGCCGCGCCTGCTCGGAGGAAGTCTCGCCATGTGGGACGGCGACGACGATCCCCCGCCAAAGGCTAAGACTTCCAACATCACCCAGGACGGAATAGCCGTCATTGACATTCAAGGCACCCTGGTGAGTAAGTCGACCGGCATGGACGCGGCCAGCGGCTTGACCACTTACGCGCAGATCGCCACCGATTTCCTCTCCGCTGTAGCCAATCCGTCCGTGCGCGGCATTCTGCTGAACATCGACTCGCCCGGCGGCGAGGTCCAGGGCATGTTCGACCTGGCGGACGCCATGCTCGCAGCCCGTGGCAGCAAACCAATCTGCGCATTCGCCGGCTCGGCATTTTCAGCCGCGTACCTTCTTGCAAGCACCGCCGACTGGATCGTCGTGCCGCGCGATGCCGGCGTGGGCAGTGTCGGCGTCATGATGCTGCACCTGGATGAATCCGGCGCCGACCAGAAAGCCGGCCTCAAATACACAGCCATCTTCGCCGGCGATCGCAAGAACGACGGCAGCCCGCATGAACCGCTGACTGACTCAGCCCGCGCGCGCATGCAGGAAAGGGTCGATACGGTCTACGGCCTTTTCGTCGCTTCCGTGTCACGCGGCCGCGGCATGACCGCGGAAGCCATAAAGAAGACCCAGGCACTCACTTACACGGGACAAGCCGGCGTGGACGTTGGCTTCGCCGATTCGGTCGGCACTCAGTCCAACGCTCTCGCGTCAGTTAAACACGCCGTACGTACCAACAAGAAAACCATTTCCGCGGCAGCAGCCGCACAACTAGGAGAACGAATGATGGCAGCTATCGCAAAACACCACACCGCAACCTCGGACGCCCCTTGGGATCCCGCCGAGAATGTGAAACGGCTTCCGAGCGAGCAAAAGCCGCTAGAAGGAGCGCACGCCTGGGTCGATCCGGCCGGCAACGCGGACAGCAAGGCGAGTTACAAGTTCCCACACCACAATGTCAGTGACGACGGCAAAGTAGGCGCCGCCAATCTGGCAGGTGCCACTGCCGGCATAGAGGCACTGAACGGAGCCGAGGGAAAGGCCATGCCCGCCGCGGATCGGCAGGGCGTGCATGACCACCTGGCCGCGCATTTGAAAGACGCTGGCAAGGAAGTACCCGAGCTGATGGACCTGGATGGTTCAGCAGCAGCAGCCGCGCCGCCGCTCCATGCCGGCACAGCGATCGATCTGAATGCCATCCGCGCCGCCGCTCGCGACGAAGTCCGCGCCGATATCGATCTGATCGTCGATATGTGCGCCATCGCCGGCAAGCCCGCCCTGGCCGCGAAATTCATTGTCGAGAAGACCACCGCCGCCGACGTGAGCAAGCAACTGCTCGCCGCCAAGGTCGCGGAAAACGGTCCGGAGTTGGACAGTTCAGTAATGCCGGGCGCCGATGCACACAAGCCTGGCAAAGGTGCAGCACCCAAGGGCAAGGCAAAACCCTGGAAAGAAATCATCGCCGGCGTCTGCGGGCGAAAGGAGAAACAAAACTAACATGCTTATCTACGAAGATCCCCGCATCGGCGACGTACTCCTGTACCAGTCCGGTGAGGTGGTCAATTACGTCATCGACACCGTGACCGTCGAGTCCGGAACGCTGGCGTGCACCATCGGCCAGGTCATGGGCAAAGTCACTGCGACCGGTAAATTCACTCAGGTGGCCACCGCCGCCGTGGACGGCTCCGCGGTTGCCGCGGGCGTGCTGCTGGAAATGATTCCCGCCACTCTGACCGCCGATGCCCAGTTCAACGTGCTGACCCGCGGACCCGCGGTGGTCAAGAGCACGGGGCTGGTGTTTACGACCGGCATGACCGGCACTCAGATCACCGCTGCCGAGGCGCAGCTTCTCGCACTCGGAATCAAAACCGAGCTCGCATTCGGCGTGTAAAGGACGCCCCACTCTCAGCAAAAGGAAAACTCACATGGGTATAGACATTCTCAATGTATTCACTCAGGACGCTTTCGGCGTCGTCGCCCTGAGCGAAGCTGTTAACGACATCACGCCGCAATACGGGCGCCTCGGCGCCATGGGCCTGTTCAAGGACGAGGGCGTGAATCAGCGCACCGTCGCCGTGGACTTCGACCCCATCACCAACCAACTGCTCCCGCAATCCCGCTGGGGCGGACCCGGCGTGGCCAACAAGACGCAGGTTGCGCGCACGCACAGCTATGCACTGCCGCACTTCCCCATCAACGATCAGATCCTCGCCGGGGATCTGCAGGGCCGCCGCCGGCCGGGTTCCGACGAAGTCCAGGACGCGCAATGGCTCCTGGGCAAGAAGATGAAGGAAATGCGCCTGAAGCTCGAGCAGACCATCGAGTGGATGAAATTGGGCGTGCTCAAATCCGGCAACATCACCGACGGTTTGGGCAACGTGATCCTGAATATCTACACCGACTTCGGGATCACGCAGGCCGTCACTTCGCTGGCCCTCGCTACGTCCACCACCGACGTCATGGGCGCGATCGCGAAACAGAAGCGCACGGTGCTGCTCAACCTGCGCGGCGAGCTGATGAGTCAGTTCATCGGCCTGTGCTCGGATACCTTCTACGATGCGCTGGTCTCGCATCCCAACGTCAAAGTGGCGTTCACCTATTACCAGAACAACGGCCAGAACCTGGCCGGCGACTATTCGGGCGCCAACGAGCAGCCCAACGCCGCGGGTATGACCAATCAGGGCGTGCGCGGGTTCACCTTCGGCGGCGTCACCTGGGTCAACTACACCGGCGCGGTCACCGATTCGACCGGCGCCAGTCAGCCGCTGATCGATGCCGGCTCCTCGTATCTCTTTCCGCTCGGGACCTCCATCTTCAAGACCTTTTACGCTCCCGCGGACTACATGGAGACGGTCAACACCGAGGGCCTGCCCTTCTACGCCAAGCAGCGGCCGCTCGACTACGACAAGGGCATCGAGATGGAATGCCAGACCAACCCTCTGCCCATCTGCCTGAAGCCGCTGGTCATTCAGAAGTTGACCCTCTGAGCCTCCCGTGGGCAACTTCGCCACTCTGCTGGCAACGCTGAATAGCGGCGCCATAGGTGTGTTCGGGACCGCGGCGACTTACCAGCCGCCCGCGGGGCCCGCCATACAAATCCAGGGGATCATCCTCGCTTCCGGGATGCCGGAATCCACGGCGCCGGGATATTACTGTGACTTCTTCGTTTCCGTGGGGCCGGCAACGGGAAATTTGCCGGTCGCGCCGGTCCGCTATTCGACGGTGATCTTGAATGGCGTGGCTTATTACGTCAACGACGTCGTCGCGGACAAAGTGGGGAACGGTTACCGCCTCATCCTCAACAAGAATTTTCCATGACAAATAAACAGGGCGAAAAACCTCAACAGCTTGCAGAATTAAAATCCGTCGCTGAATGCGAAGAGGCCATGCACCGCCTGCTGGAGTTCTCCACCAGGCGCGAAGAGCTGGAAGCCGAGCGAGACCGGCTGATGGGCGATACCAACCGGATGTATGCGCCGGGCATCGCCCTGCTTGCCGGCCAGGCGCAGAGTCTCGAATTGCAGTTGCAGCAATACTATCTGGCTCACGCCGCGGAGATCGAGAAGGGCGGTGCGAAAATCCTAAAGCTCGCGGCCGGTGTCATTGGCATGCGTTTGACGCCGCCGTCGCTGAAGCTGCTCAACAAGAAGTGGACCTGGGAGTCCGTGCGCGCCGCGCTGCATCAAGTCTTCGGCGAAAAGTACGACAGCATCAAGCCTCCAGAGCTGGACAAACGGGGTGTTAAGAAGGAACTCCCACTCGATCAGCTCAAAGAATACGGGCTCAAGCTCGACCAGGAAGAGATCTTCTACGCGGAGCCGCTGCGCCCGGCCCGCTCATCGCAAGCGGCTTAAATGATCAGTGTCGAAGTATCGAGAGCCGCGCGCCTGGCCGTCGCAGCCGATCTCACCGCCTTCTTTCAGGCCAACCTGACTCAGGCGTCCACCGATTTCGGGGTACCCGGCTTCACTATCAACTTCGCCGGCGAGTCCGACCAAGGCATCGCCTTCGTGCAGGCCAAGCTGACCCGCGAAGATCTCTTCAAACTACTCAAGCCGCAGACCACCTGCATGGCCCTCTGGTCGGACGAGCTCGAAGACCAGAATTGGCAGCACCCCAATATCTTTTCGGGTTCGGTGACGGTCGCCGGCGAAGTTCATCGCTGGGTCTTGGTCGATCAGCTCGCCGACCTGGCCAACGGCGAAGACTATTTGGACGCCATCAAAACGGCGCTCATCGAGACTTTCAACGGGCCCGCTTCCGAGATCAACGGCGGAGGCGTTTGGTACAACCACGCCCTTCGCATCGAGAACACGGAGTGGACCTGGTTTAAGGATGGCGTCGTCGCCACCGTGCATTTCCAACTTTTATTTGAGGTCACCACATGACATATCGTTTTCTGGGCACGCAGACATTGATTCTCGGCCCCAATCCACTGAGGCTCAACCGCTTCGGACAGAAGTTCGAGCTGACGGAAGAGCAGCTCCCGGACGTCCTCCACGAGCGAGGCATCGCGGCCATTCCGGAAGAGGCTTTCTGCGAGATCTTTCCCGAAGGGAAAGTGGATCCCAAAGCGAAGGACTTCGCCGATCAGAAAAGCCGCGCCCTCGCCGTGCTATTCGAGCTGAGGAAGCCCCCGAGCGACACACCAAAGGAGGCCGTGTAACAAAATGGCCAATCAACCGTACACTAGACTCCAGTTAAGTTTCCCGGTGATCGAGGCGACCTACGGCATCGTGCCGGCGTCGCATCCCGTGAATGCCGACTGTTGCCTGATCACGACCCTTGCGGACGACGCGAAAAACCCCGAAATCGTACGTCCCGACAAGACCGGAAGCTTCGGTGAAATCCTGGGCATCATGGGCCGGCGGTCTGCCACCTGGTCCGCCACGCTCTCTGCCGCCGGAAACGGCGTTAGGGGCGTCAAGCCGGATTGCGACGAATACCTGCAGCTCGCTTTCGGCCAGGCCTCCGTCGCGGTCGCCAGCACCTCGGTGACTTACACGATGAACGAGACGGGCTGCCCCACGGCCTCGATCTTCGACTACAACGCGCCGGGCACGGTCACCCAGTTCGTCGCTTTGGGCTGTCTCTGCAGCAAGTTCGGCGCCTCGTTCGGCGGCGACGTTCCCATGCTCACCTTCTCCGGCGAGTGCATGTGGGTATATGACACCATTCAGGCCGCGGATGCCAATACCGACGCTACCGCCAAGGGCGGCCTGGCCACTTTCCCGGCGCAGCCCACCGCTCCCGTAACCAACGGCGCGCCGCCGCAAGGCTTCTCTGGCGTCATCTCGCTCGATGGCAACACCTTCACCACGCTGCGCACCGGCTCGATCGACATGACCCTGGCCCGCGAGCTGGAGAAGGACGGCTTCAGTGTGTACCCGATCGCGCCCGGCGCCGGATTGTACTCCGTCTCTTTCTCGTGCGAACTCTATGACGATGACTCGACCATCCTGAACACTCTCAAAACGGCTGCGACGGATCCGCTGGGCCCGGTCATCACCATCAGTTTCCAGATCGGCACGATCGCCGGCAACATCTGGACTTACACGCTGAAAAATTGCCGCGTCGTCATGCCTACCTATGACAAACAGCAGGCCCGCCGGACAGTGAAGTTCACTGGCAAGGCGCATGACACCTCGATAGGCTCGGCGGACGCTTTCGTTCTAGTGATCACTTAGGCCGGGGTGTTCGTTACCGCTGCCGGCGTTTTAGCTGGCGCGGCTGGAATGCTGGCCAAAATCAGATCCAGCTTTTGCTCGATCACATCTAGCCGTTTGCTGAGTTGGGCGTACAACTGAAGCCCCCAGTCCATCTTGGGCGGAAAGCCGGGCGAAGCCGGATCCGGCAGTTGTGCCGCGATGGTTTCTGCCGCCGCGATTTTTTCAGGTGCCACTTTTAAAGTCTACCAGCCGCAACAATATGAACTACGAATCTGGAAAAACAATAACGAAAGGGATTCCAAATGAGTTGGCTTACGAATTTATTCAAAGACGTCGGGGGTTTCTTTACCTCCTCGAAAGCAGAAGCAGCCGAGAAAGAAATAGTGGCGCTGGTGCCCGCGGCGTTAAGCATCGTACAGGACATCAACGCCATAGCGCCCAGTCGGACGCTGGCAGAAATCAACACGGTGGCCACTAAGTACGGTGTTCCGGCCATCACCGCGGTCGCCAACGATCCAACCAGCACCGGCAACGTGCTGTTGAATCTTGCGACCACAATTCTCCAGAAGAACCACGCGCCTGCGGCCTCCGTGTCTCTGCTGAACACGACGGTCCAACTGGCAGTGATCGCTGCGCAGACTTCAGCGTAAACCGATATGAATTACGAGTCGCGAAAAACGTTCACATCCACGTCCATACCCGAAGTTTCGTTCACGTTGCTCAAAATCAATGTGAAACGGAGACTCGCCTTCAATCTCCTGATGGCCAAAAAGTTCGAAGCGCTGCGTGAGATCTACAAGCGCCGCAAGCCGTTCGATGAGGCATATCAATCGGCCCTGAAAGCTGCGCGCGAGAAAGCGCGGCCGGAGATCGAGGCGCTGATGGAAGCGGAAAGCATCAGCCGCGAAGAGGCCACCAAACGCTCCAAGGTGACGCTGGAGTTTCCGGAAGACCAGCTCGAGCAGATCATGGCCATCACCCAGGAAGCGCAGGAATACGATGCCCGCGAATGCACGCCGGACATGGTGAAGTTCTTCCTGCAGAAGATCGAAGGCCTGGAGATCGACGGCGCGCCGGCCACGGCTGACTCACTGATCGATGCTGGGCCCGACGATCTGTATCAAGAAATAGCGCAAGGCATCTCCGGCCAGCTCGGCCTGACGAGTACGGAGAAGGAAAATTTGGAATTAGCTGGCACTTCAGAGCCTCCGGTGGGTGGACCAGCGAATCCGGAGCCGGCGGACTCACTTACGACTGTGGAGACTGTCGCGAGCGCGGCGACGACCTGACCCGCAACTGCCGCAAGTTTCACGCCGCGGACATGGATCCCGATCGCGGCCGCTGCTGGGAAGCGCGCTACACGGCCGGCAGCGGAAAGCACCAGGTGGAGTACTTCGTCGATTGCGAAACGACGGAGTGCCCGGTCGGCTTAATTTCCATAGACACCCTCCAGCTCATGCAGACAGTGGACTCCGCGCGTGTAGTTCGCGAAGGCGGCGGAGGTGTGCTTTATGGCGCGGACTCTTCGAAGTGGCCGTGCTGGTATGCGGACGCTGTCGAGGTAGTGGAACTTGCGCGCAAAGCGGAACACTACGCCGGCATGAAAGCGATCAATTCGCGGGAGTGAAATGGCAGGCTTCAAAATCACGATCAAGCGCTCCGTCCGGATCAACGCCCCGGTGGCCACACGCGCCCAGCGTCTCGCATTAGGTCAGGTCGTGTTGCAGACGGTCAGGGGCCGGATCAAATCCGCCGTGGACGCGAACGACGCGCCCGCCAAACCCCTCAGCGCCATCCGTCCGCGGCACGGGGGCACATCCTACGCTGTGCAGAAACAGATGCGGACCGGCGGCCGCGCGGTGCGTGACTGGACCCTGACGGGAGCGCTGCTAGGTTCTCTGCGAGTGAGCATCGCCACACAGAAGAGAATTGTCATCTCTCCCGCTGAGGACCAACGCGGCAAGATGGCGGGCAATCAGGCGCTCTGCGAAATGTTTGCATTCAGCCCCAAAGACGAGGCCGTAACTCAAGAGGCCATGGATCATCTAGTCCAGCGGATGATTTCCCTCATCGTAGCCAACTCAATCAGCAGATAGGTCATGGGAAAGAACACCACCACTTTAGAACTGACGCTCGAAGACGGGCAGGTCGTAGGCGCGACGACTCGTGTCAACGCTGCGTTGAAATCGATCGAAGACAACTCCAAGCACCTCGGCGAGAATACCGGCTTCGACAAGTTTGCGGAAGGCGTTAAATCGCTCATCGAAGATCCGCTCGGGTCGGCCGGCAACATGGCCGAGAAGTTCGTGAGCAGCATGGGGCCGGTGGGAGTGTCGCTGGCAGCCGGCGTCGGGGCATTTGCTGCGTTCGGTATGGCCGCCTTTGAAGTCACCGAGAAACTGGGCGCGCTGGCCCTGCAATATCAAAACCTGTCCACTCGCACGGGCATCAGCACGGCTGACGTCGGAGGCTTCGCATTTGCGGCCAAGATGACCGGGAACGACGTCTCGATATTTGAGACGATCATGCGCCGGCTCTCGCAGGGCATGGACGAGAACTCGGAAAAGGGCAAGGCTTGCCGCGAGGAACTGGCGCGCATGGGTATCACCGTCCGGGACATCCACGGCGTGCTGATGCCTACCGCGGATATCTTCAATCAGATATCGGTGGCGCTGAACAAGATGGGCTCGGCCGCCGAGCAAGACGCGGCCATGATGAATATCGCCGGGCGGGCCGGAGTAGAGGCTCTACCGACGATGCTGGAGCTTGCTAAGAACCTGCAGATGGCCAGGGATCTCGGACTGTCTCCCACCAAGGCCGAGATAGAAGAGTGGAAGGGCTACCACGAGCAGCTCACCATAGCGGCCGCTCAATGGGATGCGATATGGCGCAAGATCGAAGGGGCCACGGCCGCCACGTTCATGTTTTGGTTCGCCTATAGCACAGGCTCTGGTGGCCCAACAGGGAAAAAGCCAGTCGCGCCCACCCCAATACCGGGGATGCAATATGCGGGCCTGCTGGAGATGCAGCCCACCATATCCCTGGCGGATCAGTATCGCATTCAGGCCAATGATCGTGCGGTAGCCGCGCTCAAGATTGGCAGCCCCGAACAGCAGTTGTCAGAAGCAAAGAAGAATCTGACTGAGCTTCAAGGCAGCCTGAAAACCGGTGTGCTGCCGGAAGTAAATACGAAGACTGAGGCGGACATTACCACCGCCAAAGCGGACGTGGCGCGCCTGCAGGCGCAGGTGGATTCACTGAAGAAAGGCGAAGCCGACGCCAAGAGCCGCGCGGCACAGCTTGCCAAAGATCAAGCCACCACGATGGCCATCATCGATCACCGCGGCATCATGGCGGGCCTTGCGTTATCCGGGCAGCGAGTTGATGAGATCGTTCCTTACGACAAAGAGGGTACGGCGGCCTCGCAGCACGGCATGACCGAGAACGTGGCCGTGTTTCGCAAGGCGCTGGAGCAAAAGGACAAGCAGTTAGAGGCGGAAATCGCAGAACTGAAGAAAGCCATCTCCGAAGGCGATATAGCCTCGCGTGGAGAAATCGAAAAGCAGGCCAGCGGCATCGAAACGGGAGCCGGACAGCAGGTGCAGCTCGCCGGCGCCCGGCATCAGTTGGCTGGCGTTGGCAAACAAGATGACGGCGAAGTGGCGCTGGCGCAGCAGGAGTTGGCCATCCGCATGAAAGCCCTCGATAACGAATTGGCCATCAAAGCGGCGCGCGCCGATCTTTTTGACATGGTCAAAGAGCAGGATGACTATGAGAATCGGGCGCAGGCGGCGCAGTTCGATTTGCAATTGAAGATCCTGGATCTAAAGAAGCAGGTCCTGGAACAAGATCAGAAGGACGCGGACACATTCGGCAAGCTGGTGGCGGAATTCTCGAATGCCGCGCAAACAGGTGGCCACCGTGGGATCTCGCAGTTCTTCCGCGGCCAGGCGCACGGCCTGGAAGACACGATGATTGGCAACGTGGCCTCCACTGCCTTTAAGAACTTCGGCAGCAACATAGTTCCGCACATGCCAGAAGGTCCTCTAGGGGATCTGTTTAAGGGGACGCCATTCTCTCCCAAGTCGTCCGACTCGAAGATGCTGCAGGACGCCACCCTGGAGAATACCCTGGCCACCCGCGATAACTCGGCCGCAATACGAGCAATGGCGATGTCCCGATCGGGAGGCGGAGGCGCCTTCGTGCCTGGTGGTGGCGGCGGCCTCGATCTCACCAGCGGCGCATGGGGCAGCGTGGGAAGCGTGCCCGGCTCAGGATCCGGCGCGGACATGGGCGACCCGTTCAACATCACCGGGGGCGTTGGCGCGGGCATGCCCGGTATCGGAGATGCCGGAGGCGGCACAGCCGTATTCTCGCCGGCAGCTCTGGTCAAGCTGGGCGCTTCTCCCACCGTCGCAGCTCAACTCAGCGGAATGATGGCCTTGTCCGCCAAGCTGAAAAGCGTAAGCTCCAGCATGGGCGGCTTCATGACCGGCGTGGGGCAGGGAATGTCGGATCCGGTCGGGATGCTCTTCGGCTCAACCGGTCCGGACGGAGGCTATGAGGGCTCACTCACTACCGCACAGGGCGTGGGCGCCGGAGTAGGCATTGCCGGCGCGGGCATGGGCACTTACATGGGCATCTCGCAGATGGCCAAAGGCGGCGCGCACAATATTACGGCCGGCATCGGAACCACACTGATGTCCGTGGCTCCTCTCACCGGGCCGGCGGCGCCGTTCGTCGAAGCGGCTGGAATGGTGGCATCGGTGGTCAGTATGATCCTGGGCGATCCCAGGGCGCAGCGCGGCACACAAATCACCAACTGGACGGCGCAGAACGCTTACACCGGGCCGGATCCGGTTTCGTATGCGAGGAACATGTCCGGGGAAACCGTGGGCAGCGATATGTTCGGGAACAGCAGGCAGGTCGGAAATCAGACGACCGTCACAATAAATGCGATGGACTCCGAGAGCTTTGGGACTTACCTGCAGAACCGCCCAACCCAGTTGGACAACGGGCTGTATAACCTGATCCAGAATGGCAGTAAGTCCGTGCCGGCGCTCCGCCAGCAGCTCCTGGGTGGCTAAGTGGCCGGCGCATTCCCGAACATCAGCGGCGCCTATCCGGTCCGTTTCCCTTATACCCATACGCTGCTGATCCGCTCTTCGTGCATGAGTTTCTGGAGCGGCACAAGCCAGCGGTATGCCATCACCGGCCTGCTGAATTCGTTCAAGTGGAACTATCGGCGGATCAGTTACACCGATCTGCAAACGCTCGAAACATTCTGGACCGCGCAGAAAGGCGAATACGACTCCACCTGGTCGATCTCGCTGCTCGATCCGAGCACGATGGCGATCCGCTCTTATGCCGGCATGGCATTCGACCAGGACATCTTCGGCTATACCGAATCTCCGCCCCAATGGTTCGCGCTCGGCTTGGATGCCGTGCAGACGGTCTCGGAAGCGGTCACGGTCGCCCCGAACACGACCTATCCGACCATCAACGGCGGCGTGCTGGTGCAGATTCCGTTCGGCACCGCGCCTTCGTTCAAGACGCTCAAGAACGATCTGGACTCCGGCCTGCGGATATCGTATTACGCCTGGACCGCCCCGCTGACGAAATGGCAACTGAGCTACCCGGCCATCACCAACGCCGAGGTGCAGACTCTGGTCAAATTCTATCTGGCCAATGGCGGACCGGTGAATCCGTTCTCGTTCTCCGATCCAAACACCAGCGTCGTCCACCCGCTTTGTTACTTCGGAGCGGACGGGATTCAGCTTACGCGCATCTCGACGAACCTGAACAGCGTCGCGTTGTCGATAGAAGAGTACGCGGCTTGAAGTGAGCGGGCGAGGGGGCGAGCGGGCGAAACGGCGAAAGTGCAGCCGTACAGTGCAGATTTGTCGCCCCCTCGCCCCCTCTCCCCTTCGCCCGCTCAGCCGCTAAGCACCCAGCTTTAACCGTCATGAGCTTCACCATCGACCAAGCCAAGGAACTGGTCGCGTCCTACCTGCCGGTCGTTTTCTACGACTTCGTCTTCAATAACATTCCGGTGTGGACCGGAAGCGTCGCTTACTCCCTGAACTACCAGATCTACGACGGAACCAATGTCGAAATGGTGACTACGGCCGGAATCTCGGGGGGCTCTACGCCTGCCTGGAACCCCACCGTAGGCGGGTCGACCACGGATGGGAGTGTCGTCTGGAAGAACCTGGGGCCCTCCACCAGCAGCGAATTACTGCATCTGTGCCGGCGGAACATCACCTGGCCAGGCAATCCCGTTTACGGCAGCACGGCTTATCTGGGCCGGGTCGAAAACGACGATATCGATGTGGTGGCCATGCTGGACGCGAGCGGCGTGGACATTCCGCCGCGGCTGACACTGTCGCTCGCCGACAGCGACAGCTATCTGTTCACCTACTATGAGCAGGGCGCCGGCCGCGGATTCCGCGGCGCCATCGTCACTGTCACTCTCGTTTTCTATGACGTGCTCGGCCAGCAATTCTCGACGGACTACGCGGTGCGCTATGTCGGCATCTGCGACGCCGCGGCGTTAGTCGACGATTCGCATTTGTCCGTTCGCACGAATTATAAAGCCCTCCTGCAGCAGAAGCAGCTTCCCTCCGCCTTGATCCAGCAATACTGCTGGAAAATGCAGCCGCAGACCACCACACAGTTCGCGCTGGCCACCCAGGACCACAACCAGTTCTGGTGGTGCGGCCTGACCGCGGCCGACTTTACCGGGCAGTGCGGCTACACGCGGTCCGGCTGCAGCGCCAACAACCACCTCGCCTATTTCGCCGGCGTAGATTTCCAGGTCACCAATTCCATGGGCGGCCTGGGCGAGAACTATGTCTCCGGCGCCAAAGTCCAGCTCTATAACATCGGCGCCACGCTGATGTACGGGGATCCTTTCCCCATGATCTTCGGCGCCGGCTGGATCAACTGCCCGATCCTGAACATGCGTCAGGACGGCAACTACACCTATGTCGACGTGGCGCTGTGCATCGATCAGATCGATACCGGGCTCACGGCGACCAGCGCCATGAAGGTGGTCTGCAACGGCGAGCTGATTCCCCCCGCCGGTTATTATCCTGTCGATCCGGTGACGCACGTCATCGTCGCCGGCGGATACGTGGCCCTTCCCGCGGGAAACGTAGGCTGGTGGAATTGGATTAACACGGGCACGCGCACGGGACCGACCGCCGCGCGTCCGGGAATGAGCGGACTGAGCACGCCCTACGGCAGTTGCGTGGTCATCCAGGTGACCGTCCCCAACAGCATCGCCGGGGGACCTTCCCTGCCTTCGGTGACGGTGCTCTATGCCGGGCCGGCCCTGCGCGTCTATAGCTCCCCGACCGCTTTTACTTATCAGTGGCCTTCGCAGATGTCGCTCGCCAACACCACGGGCGCCTTTACGGCCAACCCGGCATGGGTGCTGATGTACCTGCTGACTCTGGCCGGGTTCAATTACACCGATCTGGACATCCCGTCGTTCATTCAGGCCTCCATCGATTGCGCGGAGCAGATCACGTACACCTCGCAATACAGCGGCTATGGGCTGACCCAGACGGTCACGTCGATCAGCGTCACGGCACAGGGCAGCGGCTACAACAATGCGACCAACCTTTTCCCGCCTACGGTCAATATCACGGGAGGCGGCGGATCCGGAGCCACGGCCATCGCGCTGGTGAGTCCCAACGACAGTAATGGGAACGGCGGCCATATCTACCAGGTGCAGGTCACCAATCCGGGATCGGGATACACCAGCGCGCCCTCAGTGACTTTTACGCCCGTGGGCGGCCATGGCAGCGGCGCCGCGGCGACTGCTTACATCGACTCGACGGCCATGCACCAGCGCTACATGTGCAACCTGATCGTGCCCAATCGCCGGCAGACCGGAGACATCCTCCAGGGCGTGCGGCGCACCATGATGGCGCTGCTGCAGCCCAACTCCGCGGGCCTGCTCGCGGTCCAGGTGAAAGGTCCGCTGGCCATCGAACAGCCGGGCCTCCCGGACGGAAGCAACTACACACTCCCCGTGGCCAGCGTGCTGCGCACCGGAGACCCCAGCAACGGCTATGTGGCGTACTCGTTCTCCGAAGACACCGCCATCTCGATCAAGGGCATCGAGCGCCCCATCACCGACACCGCCAACTGCCTGCAGTTCACTTTTCAGGATTCCGAGAACGTCTATGCCGCGACGTCCGTTTCGATTGTCGATTCGAACGATAGCGAGCGCATCGGCCAGCAGATCAACAAGTCCATCGTCTTTGACGGCTGCCCCACCAACGATCAGGCCAACCGGCTCGCGGTGATCACCAACAAGGAAACCCTGTATGGGAATCCGTTCGGAGACACCCGCGGCACAATGTGGATCCAGATCACCACTTCCATCCGTGCGCTGCGCATCGGCCTGGGCGCGCTGATCTTCGTTTCCTGGGTCAAGCTGAATCTGGTCGATCAGTTATTCCGGGTCATGTCGGTCAAAGGGCCGGCCCGGGATGGCACGGTGACTCTTATCGCGGCATGGCACGAAGACAACTGGTACGTGGACAGTCAGAGCCAGAATCCGGATCCGGGGTATTCGAATCCGATGCGGAGCCAGCTCTCCCGCGCGCCCAATGCGCTCTGTCCGAACACCGCTTTCCCGCGCGCCGGCGATCCGTATTTTCAGGTCTCGGACGGAACGTTCGCATTAGTGCCGGTTTGGACCCTGGGCCCCGATGGCAAATGGAACGGTCAAATCCAGTTCACTACGGCCGTCGGCGTCAATAACCCAGGCACGGCGCAACCTCCGCAGCCGGTGCTGCAAGCCGATGTCAATCTCACCGGCGGCAGTATCGGAGCGGGCCAGTATTACATCGCCGTCTGCGCCAAAGACTCGGCGGGAAATTACTCTTACCCGTCGCTGATGAGCATGGTGTATGTCCCGTCCGGGACCACCAACAGCATCAATCTGCCGATCCTGTGGTGGGACCAGACGGCCGGCACAGGCACGGTAGGCTATGCCATCTTCGCCGGCAACACGCCTTACCGTCTCTCTTATCAAGGCGACGGCACTCACAATACGGATGCTACCGGGATAGCTGCCTCGGTCACCCTGACCCGCTTCAATGTCTGCTCCTGGGGCGCGCCGGATCAGGAGCTCGACGGCATCTTATCGCAAGTCAAATACGTCACTCACTCGGGGATTGCCGGCGTGCAGGTGCAAGCGGTGGCCACCGGGCAGATCACCATCGGCACACCCGGCACGGCCTGGGGCTCGAATGCCCTGGCCGGCTACGAATGCTCGCTGCTGGCTAAATGGAATGACACGGCGCTGCCGATTCTGACTTATGAGATCACGGCCTCGTCGACCGCCGGCGTCCTGACCGTCACGCCGGATCCCATGCTCGACAGCCTGGCCGTGGGCGATGTGATCGTGATCCGTTCGAAGCCGGTATGGTCGGGCGGCGGGCAGACGGCCACCGATGCCAACTGGGTGAATCCCTTCGGGCCGGCCGGCATGTTGCCCTCGCAGGAGATCGGCCAGGTGGCCCTGATCATCGCCGGGACCGGCCGGGGCCTGAAGAATGCCATTACCGCGGCGACATCCACCAGCCATACGTTCGGCCAGCCCTGGCTGGTGACACCGGACACGACTACCCGCTATATCGTGGTGGACGCGAACTGGCAGCCTTACGAGACCATTTCGCACGCCATCAATAACGCCAGCGCGGCGACCTCCAAGACGCTGACGTTCCCGATCACCAATCTGGCCGGCAAGACTATCCTCATCGGGCTCGACAGCCTGGATGGCAATGACAACGAGGGGCATGAGGCGCTCATGCCGGTCCGGGAGTTCTATGTATTCGGGCAGCCCGAGCAGGTGCTGATGCTGGGGCCCAGCGGATCCGGGACTTACACGGCATCCCCCAGCGACCAGAACATCCTGGTGGATACCTCGCTCATGTCCTGGGTCATCACGCTGCCGCCGCGGGCGGCCATGCTTTCACCGAGTATCACGGTGAAGAAGATCAGCGCGGATTCCAATACCCTGGACGTCGCCACGGCCGCGGGGGAAAACATCGAGGGCAACTCCGCCTATTCGCTGCCCTCGCAGTGGAACTACCTCAAGATCAGCAGGGTCAACAACAATGTCTAGCCCGGACTGGTTCATCGTCGCCCAGAACAACGCCTCCGCGACTACGCTGCCCCTGACAGTCACTTATTCCTTGGGCTTGGGCAACGTCGGCACTGCCTACTCGGGCGCGTTTACCGCGGCCGGCGGCGTGGGGCCGTACACCTTCGCGATTACCAGCGGCTCCCTTCCGCCGGGCCTGTCGCTGACCACGTCCGGCGCGAATGCCGGCCAGATCTCCGGGACTCCCACGTCGGCCGCCACCGTCCCCTTCGTCTGCGTCGCCACGGACTCGGCCTCCCACACTGCGACCATCACCGGCTCGATCACCATTCTGCCCACCGGCGTGGGGCCGTTCACGGATGTAGTGACCGGCCTGACGATCACCGTGGTTTACCGGGCAACCGGCAACGGCAATTATGAATTTCAGGCGCAGGGCTCTTACACCATCCCCGCCCCCGTACTCGCCGACACTTCCTTTTCGTTCGTCACCGCGGGCATCTACGGTCACGGGGTCAGCCCGGCAACGGGCCAGGGATGGCTGCTGGGCAATATCCCGCCACCCACGCACGCCTGGCTGGGCGCCTGGATCGACGTCCCGGCTGCTTCGACGCAGTATGACATTTACGCCTGGTGCGTGAGTATCTACAACACACAAAGCACCGCCAGCGCCACCGCCACCATCACCGTCTCAATCGCGTTGGCGATGGCCTACCTGTCGTCGGGTGGCGTGGTCGTGGTGGGCGCGGAGATCCCCAACGGCACTTTAACCGGGGTCCAGGTTCAATACAACCTGACCGCGGACGGCGGCGAAGGCTATGTGGTAGTCGGCGCCGGCACGGTCGCAGCCGATCCCCGCGTGGCCGCCGAGCAGCTCATTCTGTGCCCGATTGCGTTGATCGCCGGGTACAACGGCACCGTCGGCGGCACCATTCCGGCAAGCGGTTCGCCGTTGAATGTGTATGTCTCGCCCTACAGTATCGCCGGATCGTGCACGGTGGCTTCCGATGGCATCACGGTCACTGCAATCACCCCGGGCGTCGCTCCGGGCCTAGCCGGCAATTTCACCATTATCGCCGGCGTCATCTATCAGGTCGCGAGCTGGGTGTCTGCATCGTCCGTCCTGCTCCTCGCCGGATCCGCGGCGCCTTCGGGAACGTCTAGTTGGTATTCCATCGAGTGCCGCTATGGGATGTCACCCGGCGACATCATCCAGATCGACAACGAACAGTTCACTCTCGTAGGGCCTCAGGCCGGATATCTTCTCGACGAGGTTGTAGAGGTCGGCGGCACAGGAGTATCCGCGTGGGTGCTTGCCAGGATCACTGGGCAGACCTGGGTGTCGCACACTACCGGATCCGGGAAGCTCGCGACCGACGTATCGAGCGCGGCCGGAAATGTGGATGCCTATGCGGGGAGCATGCTGCCGGGCACGACGCAGTCTGTCAGCCCGCTTTATCCGATGGGCACTCCGACAGCCTACATCGCTTTTCTGGTGGCTGTCAGCACTCTGAATAAGCTGAATACCTGGCCCGTGTTCGGAGGCGCCGGGGCAACCCCGTATTACATCGTCGGAGCGATTGAAGCGCAGACTCCCGGAACCCTGTCGGCATCGCGGCTGGCCAGCACGGAGCTGGTCGGCTTCTCCGGCGGCAGCGGGTTTCCTCTGGGCCCGGGCAATCCGAACAGCGCCAATCTGGTTTTCAACGGCAATTTCAATGGCCTGCCATTGGGACAAAACTGGCTATTCGCTTTCGCCAGCGTGGTGGCCACCGGGGCCGCGCCGACGCCCCACTCCGGTCTCTACGTTTGCGAGATGACGCCTCCAGGCGCTTCCGGCACCGGCTCTGTCCTGCAGGGCGAACTCCCCACGCAACCCATCCCATGCGAGCCAGGCGACGTGTATACGATGACCTGGTGGGTCACGAAGAACGGATCGCCGAACGGCACGCTGGTGGGGCGCATCAATTACTTTCTGAACGGCGCGTACTCCGGATCGATGGTCAGCACGCCGACGATCACCACCGTAACCGCCTCCGCCTGGACGCAATACAACCTGACCGTCACCGTACCGGCGGGCTGTAATCAAATCGTTCCGACTCCGGCTGTCTGGACCGGAGGCACGACCGGATTTTATTACGTGGACGACGTGGTCCTGACGAAGGTCCCGGCGACCGCGGGCCCGGTCACCGTCGACGCCTTGGGCAATCTCAACATTGGGGCCGCTTCGATCCTGCAGAGTCACATCGCCAACCTGGCTATCGGCAACGCTCAGTTGCAGGTGCTGGCCGTTCAGGCGGGCAACCTGGCTTCCGGCGCGGCGGCGAGTAACATCAACCTGGTCGCCAACAGCCTGAATGCGAATACGATCATCGCGCCGAATGCCGTCATCACCCAACTGATCGCAGGGACTGTAACGGCCTCTATCTCGTTCACCGCACCGACGATTGTTGCTAGCAAGGGCACCAGCCTGATCACCCTGAACAGCGGAGCGTTCGCGCTCGCGGTCTCTAATACGGCCACCGGCAACACCATAGACCTGACCAACGGCGAAGCCTATTGCAGCAGCAGCGGGGGCGGATTCTCAGAGAGCGCAACGCTGCAACCGGGTGATTGCACGGTCATAACAACTGAAACCAGCACCGGCGAATCCTGGACGTGCGAGATGGATGCAAGTTCAGGTTCGGCTCTGATCCAGGCATCGGAGAGCACCAGCAGCAATTCGGTCTCGCTGTCGGTTAGTTCGGCCGAAGCGGTGCTTCTCGTTTCCGGGAACGGCGGCAACTACATCAAGGCGCAAGCCACAAGCGCCGGATCGTGGATGGCAACCGTCTCTGATGCCCTGGATGCCAGCGCGCCACAAGGCTCGATCACTTACTACTCCGGCCACTTCTATGCGAAGAATGCGAGCGGCTGGGTAGAGACACTTTGATCCGACAAACCAAAGGACTCACATTATGATCTTCGCCCGCTCGCTCCTGATCGCCACCCTCGCCTCACTCGCCTGCCTGCAGGCGGAAGACGTCCATTTCACCCTCGCCTTACTACCGCACGATTTCTGGCTATCCTCGATTCCCACTCTCGCGGTGGTTGCCCTGGTCCCACCGGGCGCGGATGAAATCACCGTGACGCTGGCGACTTCCGCGCTGGGCCAGCAGGCGGTAGTGACCAGACAGGCGGGCGAACTCTGCCGCATCAACCTGCTCCCTGGGCCGTTCAACGGAGGCCTCCAGGCCGCCTGCTTCCAGCCGTGGGCGCCGATCGATGCGCCGACCGTCGAGCCGGCTTTCGACTATGTGACGGTCGAGGTGCGGCGCGGGGCTGTCACCAGCTCGAAGAAAGTCACAGCGCCACAGCCGGGGAGTTATTACTGATGGCAAACGTCTACACGTTCACCGACGACGAGCGCGTCTGGGTCGCCGAAGCCCGCGCCGAATATGAGCGCCGCCTGATGGTCATTATCCAGATCCACAAGGTGCAAGGGAATCTGGGCCCCGCGCCGAACGGCAGCGGTATCGAGCCAGTGCCCACCCGCCCAGCTCCGCCGCTTCCCGACATTGAATTGCAACAACAGCCATCCAGAGTGACGCGCGATTGAAGTACCGCGAAGCCCCAAGAGGCTCATCATGAAACGACTATTCATACTGCTCTTTTGTACAGTACCTCTCTTCGGTCAAACCACCACGGTCTCTCAGTCCGTATTAGGTCCGGATGGCCAGCCAGCCAACGGCCGGGTCTCCATCCAGATCTCCCAGGCCTGCCGCTCCTTCACCTCCTATGTCGGCATGAAGCCGATCAACGTCACCGTCTCAAACGGCGTCTTCAGCCAGGCCCTGGTCCCAAATGACTCCTGCGTTCCCTCCGGCACAAGCTATGCAGTCACCTGGCAATTGACCGGCGGAAACGGCTGGACCGAGACCTGGCTGGTTCCTACCTCCTCCATCCCGGTAACGGTCGATTCCGTCGTAACGCAGGTCGCACCAACGGCTTCGTATGTCATTCAGTGGGGACAGATGGGGCAGAACGGCGCCGCCATCGGAAACGCGCCGATCTGGAACGGAACGTCCTGGCTTCCAGGTGCGCCGACATCCGCCGACTTAGTGCAGAACGTCTTCGGCCGAATCGGTCCGATCACCGCGCAAGCCGGGGATTACAACACTTCGCAAGTCACCGAGTCGCCGGGCGATCTCTACTTCACCAACGTGCGCGCGATCGCTGCTCTGGCAGGGCTGTACCAGACACCCATCATCGGCGCGCCGTCCACCTGGCCTGCATTTGCGACGGTGGCCACCACGGGCGCCTATGCCAGCCTCTCAGGCACGCCCACGATCCCGAGCACCACCACACAGATCGCGGAAGGCACGAATTTGTATTTCACGAATACGCGAGCGATCGCCGCGCTGGCCGGACTGTATCAGACTCCCATCATCGGATCGCCTGGTACCTGGCCTGCATTCGCGGCCGTGGCGACGTCCGGCGCATACTCCAGCTTGCTTGGCCTGCCTACGATCCCGAGCACGACGACGCAGATCGCTGAAGGCACTAATCTGTACTTCACGAACGTGCGGGCGATCGCGGCGCTGGCCGGACTCTATCAGACGCCGATTGTCGGATCGCCTGGTACCTGGCCTGCATTCGCGGCCGTGGCGACTTCCGGCAGCTACACCGATCTTTTGAATCTCCCGACCATTCCCAGCACGACATCGCAGATTTCCGAAGGTACGAATCTGTATTTCACCGCCCCGCGCGCCATCGCAGCCATGGCCGGACTGTACCAGGCACCGCTGGGCTTCACTCCAGTGAACGCTACCGCTGTGGGCGTGGCCAACGGTGTCGCGCCGCTCGACTTGAACGCGCTATTGCCAGTCGCCAACCTGCCCAATCCCATCGTCACCGCTGGCGCCGGCGGAGTCACTCAAGGCTATCTCGTAGCGCGCGCCGTCACGAGCCCAGTCACTTACGTCGCCACCGGCGCGGGCGGCTGTGGCTCTGGCTTCGCGGCGGCGACTGTAGCGGCCAGCGCGACGTTTCAATTATTCTCGATGCCTGGCACGCTCATCTCTGGCGTGGCGGATAACACCATCACGGCGGGCGATGTTCTGATCGGCGGTTCAATAATTCCCGGCAGAGTGGCGGATAGCGGCTTCTCGGCGCGCGGCAGCGTGGGAAGCACCGTCTGCACCATTGGCATCGCTCAATCGAGCGCCGTGGCTGGCGGGACTGTGTCGGTGCTCTACGATGGCGCGGGCTCGTATGGCACCCTCGCGCAATACACCGCTCCGGGCACTGGCGCGGTGCTCGAAACCCAGGTCGCCAAGAACGCGCAGGCAATCAGCGTCAAAGACTACGGCGCCGTCGGCAATGACATTGCGGACGACACAGCGGCGTGGCTAGCGGCCGTTGCGGCCACACCACCCGGAGGCACCTTACTCGGCACCCCTGGAGCGATCTACGCCATCAAAACGCAGGCTGTTTATTCGGCGGGTGACTCAACTCTGTGCAGCATCCCGCTGCCCAATACCATCCACATCGACCTGCAAGGGGCCACGGTAGACGCTACCCCGCTGCCCGCCAACACCGGCGGAGTCTTCTGCTACCTGCCCCAAATCACCGCGAATCACTACTACTACCAGCAGGCAGCTTATGCCGCCGCCAACATCAACCAGGGCGATACCACGGTCACTCTGGTCACTTCCGCGAACAGTTCCAACTTCGCGGTGGGCGACGTGGTCTACCTCGCCGGCGAAGCCACCGATTACAACGCGCGCGCCACCAATTTCGTGCAATATATCTCGGGCGGGGTGCTCTCCCTGGCCTTCCCCACGGGCAAGAACTTCTGGCCGTTTCTCTCGGCTGTCAGCGGAGTCACCGGACTCACCGGCAGCTCGGGGACGTGTACTTTAACATTCACGACACCCACCGGCGGCAGCGCGGCGGTAGCCACCAGCCCCTACCCCTGGAGCACCTGGACCGTCACGGCCGGCGGAGCTGGCTATACGGTGGCATCCCCGCCGACTTCGGCAACCGCCAGCGCGCCATGCGGCGGAGGAACCGCAACGCTCACCAGCGTAATCTCGAGCCCCACCATCTCCGACGTGCAAAGCGTCTCCGGGTTCGATTACTCCATCTCGAACGGTACGATCTTGCCGGGCCGGACCCAGGCCATCGCGTGGGAGCAAGGCGTGCGGTTCAAAGTCAGCCATCTGACCATCTACACCAACACTGCCGCGCACGAGCCCATCCAGG